AACTTCAAATATGACAGCAGGATTTACCATGTCATCCCGTACTCGTCCTATGGTTATAGGTAAATTTCAAGAATATGTAGCCGATAAAGGGGTTACTATTCAATCTAAACGTTTACTAGAAGAAATGAAAACGTTCATATGGAAATATGGTAGAGCTGAAGCACAAGTAGGATACAATGATGACTTAGTGATGAGCTTTGGTATAGGCCTATACGTAAGAGACACAGCATTAAAATACAGCCAGCATGGATTAGATATAACAAAAGCTGCTTTAAGTTCTATGAGAACAAATAGTACCCCATATAAAGGGGTATATTTTGCAAAAGGAGCAGATAACCCTTATAGTATGGATAATGGAAAGGGGGGAAATGAAGATTTTAGTTGGATTTTATAATATTTATTCGTATATTAACACACTATGGCTGATAAAAGCGTATTTACAAGATTAAAAAGATTATTCACTACAGATGTAATAATTCGTAATGTAGGAGGAAATAAACTAAAAGTATTAGATTTTAATGATTACCAACAAGCTGGTAAGGTAGAAACTAATTCTATGATTGATAGGTATAATAGATTATATACTACAAATCAAGGTCCTATATATAACCCCGCTCTCAATTACCAAACCTTAAGAACTCAACTTTATTCTGATTATGAAGCAATGGATACTGATGCCATTATAGCTTCTGCTTTGGATATATTAGCGGATGAATCCACCCTAAAAAGTGCTATGGGCGAAGTTCTTCAAATCAAATCTTCAGATGAAGCACTTCAAAAGATTTTATATAATTTATTTTATGATGTCTTAAATATAGAATTCAACTTATGGATGTGGGTGCGCCAGATGTGCAAATATGGTGATTTTTTTCTAAAACTAGAAATAGCAGAAAAATTTGGTGTATACAATGTGATACCCTATACTCCCTATAATGTGATTAGAGAAGAAGGAATAAAAGAAAATAATCCTTCTCAAATGGAAGTCAAATTTAAATTTGATCCTGATGGTTTAAGTGGTGGTGGGGGTCAATACGGAGGGTATTTTGGAGGCATGCAATCTACTTCTACTAGTAAAGGAGGAAGAGCAATCTATTTTGATAATTATGAAATAGCCCACTTTAGATTACTATCAGACGTCAACTATCTCCCATATGGTAGAAGTTATGTAGAACCTGCTCGTAAATTATTCAAACAGTATACTTTAATGGAAGACGCTATGTTAGTACATAGAATTGTCCGTGCTCCTGAAAAAAGAATCTTTTACATAGACATAGGTAATATCCCACCAGCAGAAGTTGAAAACTTTATGCAAAAGTCTATATCTCAAATGAAACGTACTCCTTATGTAGATAATGAAACTGGGGAATATAATTTAAAATATAATATGCAAAACTTACTAGAAGATTTTTATCTACCTGTAAGGGGGGCAGCAGGAGAAGCAACAAAAATAGATACTTTACAAGGTTTAACTTATGATGGTATTCAAGATGTTGAATATTTAAGAGACAAATTATTTGCTGCTCTTAAAATACCTAAAGCATTTTTAGGATATGATGAAAACACAGATGGTAAAGCTACCCTAGCAGCAGAAGACATAAGATTTGCCCGTACCATCGAACGCATCCAGAGAATAATAGTATCCGAATTAACTAAAATCGCTATTGTTCATCTTTACACCCAAGGGTATGACGGAGATGATTTAGTTAACTTTGAACTTGAATTAACTACCCCCTCAATCATTTATGATCAAGAAAGGGTAGCGCTAATGAAAGAAAAAATGGACCTTGCAGCTCAGATGATGGAAACTAAATTATTCCCCACAGACTTTATTTATGATCATCTTTTCCATATGAGTGAAGACCAATATAATGAATTTAGAGATTTATCTAGAGAAGATGCTAAACGTGCGTTCCGTTTAACCCAAATAGAAGCTGAAGGAAATGACCCTGTAGAAACGGGTCAATCATATGGTACACCTCATGATTTAGCTTCACTATATGGTAAAGGTAGATATTATGGAGATGGTGATGTTCCTGAAGGATATGATGAAAATGATCCTAAATTAGGTAGACCTGAAGAAAAAGTTTCAAATATTAATACCCAAGATAATGCCTTTGGCAAAGATAGGCTTGGAGTTGATAGAATGAAAGGTAAAGAAAATGAATCTGATTCTATAAAACCCTCATATAAAGGAGGTTCACCTTTAGCTTTAGAAACTAAAACAGTTTATTTACAAAATAAAGATTTACTTAAAAAAATTCCTGTTTCACGTAAACAGTTAGTTTTTGAGCAAGAAGATTCATTATTAAATGAAAATCAATTAAGGAGCTAAAATCTTTATATATTTATAAAAAAGCCTATAGATGAAAATCAAACATTCCAAGTATAAAAACACAGGCCTTTTATTTGAGCTTTTAGTAAGACAAATAACAGCAGATACTCTTTCCGGTACTGAATCTCCTTCATTAAATATACTAAAAAAGGCTTTTACAAAAACTGAACTAGGAAAAGAATATAAACTTTACGAAACTTTATTCAAAAATAAAAATTTAAGTGAAAGTAAAGCAGATGTTACTTTAAATACTATATTAGAGGCAACACGTAAATTAAATAGAAGTGCTTTAAAAAGAGAAAAATATAATCTTATAAATGAGATTAAGAATTATTATAATTTAGATGAATTTTTTAAACATCAAGTTACAACTTATAAAGCATATGCTTCTTTCTATAAACTAATAGAAATATATAATTCCGATAGATTATCTGAAACCGAGCAAATTATAAATAATAAAGTTACTATTTTAGAACATTTGACTCAATCTTCTATTAATGAAAAAAAGGTCAAACAAGATTTAATAGAAGAATTTTCTAAATATGATAAGGATTTAAGAATACTTACTTATAAAGTAATGCTTGAAAAATTTAATGGTAAATATTCTAATTTAAACAAAGAACAAAAAGAAATACTTAAAGAATTTATTAATTCTATTGATAATACTCCTCGTTTAAAAGAAATATATAACATTAAGATTAATGAATTAAAATCTTCATTAAAATCCTATATAGTAAAAGTAGAAGATAAAGCTACTAAAATAAAATTAGTAGAAATAACTAAGTTATTAAATGAAATAAATAAAAATTCTAAAATTAGTAATGATGATTTAATTAATCTTCTTCACTACTATAATTTAACTGAAGAACTTTCTAAAGTTACTAATGGCTGAAATTATTAAACCTAGAGATTTAAATCCTGGCTTTCTCAAAAGCATTGAGAATAAGTACGGGGAAATTGACATGGTTAATGACTTTTTTAAACCCGACCTAACTACTTACTATAAAACTACCAACATAAATGCCGAGGGGAGTGTTACACATAAAATAATTCGTCTCCCAAGTTTTGGTAAATTGTTTTCTGATTTAGGAAAAGCTAGAAATACTGCGGATAATCTAGCCACCAACCCTGACCTTAAAAATGATATTGATTTCCAATCTCAGGTAAATGATATATCTAACACTTTTAACTCATTTAGAACATTCTTTAGAACAAACTACCCAGACCAATATCAGATAGTGAAAAATACACTTAAAGAAATGTCTACTTCAGGGGCAGCAGGAGGGTATCTAACTAAATATGCTTTTGGAAAAGCTTCTCTAACCCCTTATATTAAAATGGGATATACTCCTGTTAACCAAAAGGAACTTAGAAAAAAATCTAAGGGGATAGATTATGTTGATTTACATAAAAAATAAATACGTATTATCATGGCACACAATATGACATATAAATTTAAGAATTATTTAGGCATAGAAAATAATAATCCTTTTACTATTCTTGAAGCTAAAGCTACTGAAACTAAAACCACTAAAGAAGTAAGTGAAAAAGAAATAGCTGGCTATGACTATAAAGATAAATCTAACCCCGATAATCAAATTTTTGACCAATATATTAAAGGTTTAAAATTTGAAATGGAACAAGATTTAGAATTACTAGAAGTTTCTCCAAAAGAATCATTATTAAAAGCTAAAGATATTGTAATTAAAAATTTAAAAAAAGATCCTTTATATTATATGAAAAATGCAGCATTTGGCGTTAAGGATTTAGGTTATACAGATCAAAAACCCCAAACTGAACCAACTGGGAAACATAAATCCTCCGGCTACGGAGACCTTAAAGAAAATAAAATGAGTAAATCAACACAACTTAAAGAATTATTAGAAGAAGCTGTAGCTGGAATCCCATCTATTGGTAACCCATTTGCAGAACGTAAAAATCAAGCTTATGAAGATAAATTTGCTGCTTTCTTAGCTGAAGAAGCTAAAAAAGAAACTAAAGAAACTAAAACAGATGACGACCTCCCCCCTCCTCCCCCAGAAGCTGGAGGTCCTGGTGGATTTGCTATTAATGAAAAAGATCCTGCTAAAGAGAAAAAAGGGTCTAAAAAAGAGGGTAAGAAAAAGCAACTTAAAGAAGTAGTTGCCGAAATTGAAAAAGTTGCCGAAATGGCAGGTAACTATGTTAAAATGAAAGAGTATCAAAAGAAAATTTCTGAGCTTAAAGAAACTTATACTTCTATTAGTGAAGACGAAAACTTGCAAGAGTTTATTGATGAAAGTAAAACAAAAAGTCTTCAAGAAGAAATTGCATTGTATGAAAAGTACTGCAATGAAGCCACAGAAGCTTACGAATATAGTAAAAACAACAAATGAGGCAAACCCTCATAGATACCCAACTTTTTACACTTTCCCCTCAAGCAATTACTGAAGCGGTTCAAACCGAAGAAGGTAATTTGCTTGTGGAAGGGAGACTTCAATCTGCTGAAACCAAAAACGGCAATGGGAGATATTATCCTAAAGAAGTATTAGAAAGGGAAGTTAAAAATTATATAGAGGGTCCCATTAAAGAAAATAGAGCATTAGGTGAACTTGATCACCCTGACTCTCAAGTCATAAATTTAAAAAACGTTTCACACAATATTAAAGATATTTGGTGGGATGGAAATGACGTTGTTGGTAAAATTGAAATATTACCCACCCCATCAGGTAATATTCTTACCCAATTATTTAAAAATGGTATTACAGTAGGAGTATCCTCCCGTGGAATGGGTAGTTTAAAACAGTTAGGTGAAACCCAAGAAGTTCAAGACGACTTTGAACTTTTATGCTGGGATTTTGTATCTACCCCTTCCACCCCAGGAGCATACGTAGCACCTGTAAATGAGGGATTAGAATTTTCATCCAAACTTAGTAAATATACACAAGTTAATGAAATTATAACTGAAATATTATGCAACAACGGACAGTGTCCGATTATATAAATTAAAAAGGTTTAAAAAAGAAAAGGTGCGAGAAATCGCATCTTTTTTTTTCCTTATATATTTATTTAAGAATGTGTCGTCTTTTTATACGATACTCAATTTTTATTAATTTTTATTA